TTTATCTAGCAGCTGAAACCCTGCTGTCTCTGCGTCGGTCGATCCTTCGAGCAGCAAGTTAGTTATTTTTTGACGGGCTGGCGGTTGAAATTCAAATATCTGCTTTGCTGTTTGATTTGCTGCTGCCTTAACGGCTTCACCGACAACAGGCGCGGCTTCTTCAACGGCTTTAGCAGCCTTGCCAGTAGCGGCTTTAACCCCTTTAATGGCGCTACCCGCTCCCTTCAGTCCTAGCAACTCACCTGACAGCGTTGGCAAGCTCTCAACAGCCGTAGCGGCCAAAGGGTCGCCAGTGGTATCAAACACTCTGCCACCCGCTGATTTTCCGAGCCCCTCGTCCTGAACTTTTCGGATTGCCTGCGCTGCTTCATCAGGGCCAAACCCGGCCACTAATTCAGCGATTCCGGTTAATCCTGAAATCGGAATGTTTACAATATCAATGCCGCGTTCAACTAATTGTCCTAGCGTTTCAAGGTTTTCTTTTCCCGATTGGGTTTTAGGCTGGAATGATTTTGATTGCACGGCCTCGACTGCCTGCCCCGCTGCACCTTCTTCGCCTGGCAACAAGCCGGCTGCAATGCCTGCCAAGCCGCCGCCAATGGTCGTAGCTAGACCGCTTCCGACCGCTAATGCTGGTTCAATAATCCCGGCCCCGGCGAACTCTTCAGACTTCCCCGCATGCTTAGCCAACGCCTGCTTAATAACATCTGGGGGCGTCCCGTCTGGGAACTCTGCAACCTGATTAGTTCCTTTAACTTCAACCTCGATAGTCATCGGGCTACTAGCTCGCCTGATTCTGGATCGAAGGTCAGCCGCTCTTTGTTATCGGTGTCATCGACGGTCTCGACTAACTTGGCGCTCAATTTGTCCCTTAGTCCTGTAACATCTTTAATGAACCTGCCTTCACCTCTTACCCGGTTAAGCGCGCCGGATGACAAGTTTTTAAGTATTTTGATATCTGATTCGGACAGAACGCCGGTCATCAAATCCATATTATCGGCGGTCAATATATTTTGAAGCTCTTCTATATCGGTTATCAGCTCTGCTTCTGCGTCAGAAAATGCACGAAAATCAAAGCGGCCCTCTATTGACCCGGTAACATCGCCGATTTGATCACTGCCCAAAACGTTATCCAACAACTGCAAAGCGCGTTCCTGAAAGCCTTTGGCCTTCTTAAGCCTGCGCTGTTCTGCCCTGATGCCTTCTGCGGCTTTGAGGCCAGATTCAACGGTCTTTCCAGATGTTGCAGCCGCCTCTAGTTGATCTCGCTCCGCCGGTGAAGCATTAGGGAATGTAGCGTCTAGCATTTGCGGAATTTCAGCGCGGGAAACTTCAGCAGACGACACTTCCACCGCTTTCTGTAGAGCCTTAACGCCATCTTTGCCACCACCAGCGGCTAGAAATGCTGCAAGCCCTTTGGACTGCACCGAATCCGGTAGCCCTTCGACCAGCTTCTCAGCTGATCCGGTGTCTATTTGTGCCGCGTCTCCGCTTTCTGGACGGATACCCGCCCACTCAAGGCGTGCATCCATTTTTTGATCTGGTGTAAAACCTTTAGTCATAGCCTCGAAATTGCTCTGCTCATTCGTAAGCCCTTCAGGCTTAACCGTACGCGGGTCAGATACAACCCTGCCGGTAGCGCTTGATCGCTGCCCTATAATGTTCCCTTGGTCGTCGGTGACTGGCGAGAACTGCTCAGAAGGGCCACGGCCCGACATGCGCTGACCAATCTGAATAGCTTGATCGGTCACCTCTTCAAGTTCGTCGAATCTGCCTTGATTTATTAACTGAATAGCCTCGTCGGTATCTTCTGTGCCTATTCCGGCCCGCTGCAATTCGGCCTTTCTATTGGTTAGGAACTCTAGCTTTCTCTGTGGGTCTTGTATGTTTTTAAGTTGAGCCGCACCGCTAGCTAATGAAGCCATGCGGGTTTGATCTCTTGACGATTGCAGTCCTAGCCTTTCCTCGCCTAATTGCTGCTTAACCTGCGGTAACGGCGTCCCCGTCGTAAAAGCAAGCAAACCCTCCCCAACGGGCCTAGCAGACGCTTTTAACCCCTGAAAAAATCCATCGGCCATTAGTAAATCCTCGAATAATCTACGCGCAGGTAGCCATCAACAGACACGACAGCATCAGGGAATACCTTTATTGCTTCTTGAGCGATTACGCCTTCAGGCGGTTGGTTTCCTACAATTTTACGGGCAAAATCACGCCATTCCCATTTACACCAATCAAGGCCGCTTTTAAGTTTCCCAACAGATATTATTTTAGATTTCAGCCGCTCATCAGAAGCAAGCAGTGCCCCAGTGGACATAAGGCCGCTTTTAAACCCCTGAGCAGAACCAGTAATACCGCCCGCCTTAGCTAACCCAGCATTTTGAATAGCCGCCGCTTGCCCAGCTGCTGCCCCAGCGCTTACGCCACCCAAAGCCGACGCAGCCTGCAAACCAGTCCCGGTCACAGCTCCTAGGCGGTTGAACCGATTGTTAAGGTCTTGTAATGCTAGCCCTTGACTAAATTTTGTCAGCTCTCGAAGCCTGTCTCCGCCACCAAGCCCACCGGTTGAAGCGGCCCCGGTATCGATCATTCTTAACCCCTGTTCGCGCAAGAACTCAGTGCCCGGATCGTCTTCAAACCTCGAGAAAGCCCTCCGTTGAGCCCTTGCGCCAGATGCCCCAGATAATGCAGACTGAAGACCAAGAGAGTCTTCGGCAGGGTCTATGAACGGATCAAGTCGAGCCTTAACTTCTTCAAACTGTTCTTTAGTTAGCCTGGCCGCTTCCCGCGATGCTTCTGCCTGTGCTTTACCGGCTTTTTTCTCCGCACCGCCAAAAAAAGTGTCTTTAACTTTGCTCATTTTGAGCCCCTAAGAATTTTATAACCTCCGCCATGGTTATTCCTAACCGGCTCTGGTCAACCAAAACGCCATTCTTTTTAATAGATTGCCGGTTGATCCCTTCATCACTAAAACCAAAGTTTTTGGTAAAGTGATAAACCTCGGGATAAATAACCGGTATTTCAGCGTTTAATTTTTGGTATTGCTTTGGGCACTCCCCAACAAACCACTCTAAAATTAGTCGTCCTGCCTGTTTGCCATGCTCTCGATATTGCTCCAAAATGTTGCAGTGAATGTTTAACGTTACACTGTTGACCGGGTATAGATTCCACACGCCGATAGCCAAATCATCTAGCATAACCATCATATACCTCTGGTGACCATTAAACTCTATTTCATAGTCATCTATCGAAATTCCATCCTCTGCGATTCTGTCGAACAGTTCTGGCGCTTTTAAAATCGGCTCGACTTCTTCAACTGATCCGGCGGCTTTTAAATATAACAAAACATCACCCTAAACATTGTCACCGGTAACTCTAAATGTTAGCGGGCCGCTACTTTCTAGCCATAAAGCCCCGCCAGCCGGGATAAACTGACCAATCAGTGCCGCCCCTAAATTAACCCGATCTTTAACCACAATTGTTAGCGGGATAACTGCGGGTAATTCTACGTCGGTTGAATCATATAGATACGCTTTAAAATGAACGCTAGATGGCCCGCTATTAGAGGCAGCGAATGACGTTATCCGAGTTCCACCGCCTGATGCGGTGTACATCAGCTCTTTAGTATCGACTACCGCGTTTTGAGCGCTGTTCACCATCACGACGGCGGTCATTAGTGCGCTCTCAATACTGCATCAGTCACGATCAGATTAACAGCGTCAGAATTGTTCTCTACGTAAACCTCTATATTTTCGGTTTCGACTAGATCAACAGTCCAGAATACCGTTGTGTTTTTGGGGTCGCCAGAACCCACCCTGTTAGTTTTTGCGCTATTTGCTATGACCGTTCCGTCTTTTGCGAGATAGATAGAAATATCTTTATTGGTGCCTGAAGCAGACTCTATCGTCGCGTTTATATCGATTAAAAACGCTTTTTGCCTCTCCCCGATATAAGTCGCTTTTAGGCTGGTATCAACCGTGAAAAACGAAGAAGCCTCTATCGTGGCGACTCCAACAGCCTTAACAGGTGTGTTAACCGCTGCTATAACTGTCTCAGTAGAATTGCCGTTAACTGACGCCATCGCTACCGGGTTGGTGTCTTCGGTTGGGTTGTTTTTAGTAAAATTCCATCGAACGTCATCAACCGTGATATTTTCTAAATCGGTCATGCCGCCAAGGAAAGCGCACCCGGTCACATCAGCTATTGAACCGCTAGGTATGTTGCCGTTGCTAGCAAGCCCAGAAATGCCATAGGCACCGGCTGGCGCGAACATCCTGAGAGATGCCAAATCCATAAACGGGATAGATGCGGAGTCTAAATCGATTCCTTTAAAAGAAGCGCTCGTTGATTGCATGCCGCTATTCGACATTAGCACGCCAACCATGCTGCTACCGGCAAAAGAAATACCGTCGTCCACCCCGGGCGCGCCGCATGAATCGACAATAATTATCCGTAAATCATCGAAAGTGCCCCACTTCGCCGCCCCTGATATTTCCACGGATTGAGATTTGAAGGTGTGCACACCTCCGAGCGAGTCTGCCGCGTTATAAACCTGAGCTAATGGGCAAGAAACGTTGATATCATGGATATAAAAACTAGCGTCGGTTATCTCAAACATCGAACCGGTTCCGCTATATGTCAGCGTGTATCCGTTTTGACTCCAGCCAGTAATGCTTGACCCGGTTTGGCATACGAAGTGTTTGGCAACCGTGAATGAAGCTCCTAACACATAAACTGTGTTCTGCTCTAGTGTTATGGTGGTTCCATCTTGCGTAGGAAAATCAGCCTCAGATGACACGTAAACAGTTGAGCCCAGGGCGGCATAAAGCTCTGATATGTTAGAAACTGTTTTTATAAACGCTGTGCGCCAATCATCGCCCGTTCGATCGTTTGCCTCAGTACCTACGTTTACTATTTGTTGGGCCATTATGCTTCCGTCATATCCACTGATAGCAGCGTTGAATCAACAGTAAATCCGGTTTCATCGCTTGTTAGCGGGTCACCTGTCCCTATCTGTTGCGATAGTTGGTAAGAAAGCGGAACCGTGCTCTCACTACCGCTAGACTGATCAGAAGAAGCAACCGCAGACACCCCTTCTAAATATTCCGCAAACCTCAACGTGGGCAATCCAAACTCATTGATTAAAGGTTCATCACGCCTTGGCGGGAAAATATCAGCCACTAGTAACCGTCTCCGCATTTGCAAATAATGAATAGACGTTGAAATCAACCGGGTCTGACATTTTGAACCTAAGCATTCTGGTCATCGGGAAACTCCCCATCCTAGACCACCTCACTCGGTCTTTATATCGCCCGATAGCCCCCATGGACTTAGGGATTTCACTGCTAAATTTTCGCCCACCGTCGTCTGAATAATCCATCCTGATCTTTGGGTCTGGCGTGGTTTCGTCACCAACTCCGGTTTGCATGAATATCTCTATCTCATGGCTAAAAACCTGATCGCCTTGGTTGATGAATGGCTTTGTTGTAAAAAACCGCTCTATCTTTTCGCCGTATTCGGTTTTAATGCCGGAACTAAGAACCCCAATTTTACCAGAACGATCATCGGCTACTTGTATCGACCCATAAGCGCTCACGCCGTGGATAGCTCTCCATGGCTGAAATCCGTTGCCATCGGTGACGCCGGTCTGCCGTTCGTGCCATTCTGGCTGACCTGATAGCGCTGAAGTCGCCGCGTCGTATACAAACGTATGATCGCCAACAGTAAACACGGCAAAATAGTTGCCATTCTCAGCGTATGAGAAGGCCCGAGCCAATCCTATGTCGGCATCGGTGTTTTTATGAATCAATTGGTCTATAGAGCTGGTCGATAACTTAGTTGCACTCGATCCTCTAGCCATCCATATAGCAGGCTTCTCGCCAGCCCCACCCCCGATAAAAAGGAAGCTGTTATCAAAATCAATTATGGAGTTTGGAGCAGTACAACCTTTCTGTATTAGGGCACCTGCTATCCTCTGCACGGGAAAACCAGAAGTTGTTATCGTCTGGAAAACCTCACCAGTCTCTTTGCCGAAAATATAAAGTTGATTGTGGTTGTTATGGCCTGCCGTAATTCTATCCGGGCTGATCTCAGCATCAGCAAAATCTAGCGCGTTAAAATCTTTGCCATCGTTCTGTGTTTTTGGTGATGAACTGAAAAATATAGTTTTTGTAGTGTAGAAATAAAACCCGTCTTTAAACGTTACGGTTTCAGCCTGCCCGAAGCTATTAAAAACTGACCCATTGTTTAGTTCTAAAACTCCGGTCGATGGCGTAAAAAAATAGCTATCCCCGCGCGGGTCTTGGATTGCTATATTAATACCGTTGCTATCCATCGATACGTCACTGCTGCCAGAAATTCTGCCGTGGTCGGTAATAACCCCAGTCGATGAAACAGACACCAATGAATTACCAATGACCCGGTACGGAATCCCAGTGTTAAAAACAATCACCCCACGACTATTGCCGCTGCCAAGATCAGAAAAATCTCCAATGCCAGGCGTGCCCAACAAGGCGCGCTTACTCGCTGCGTCGGCTTGCGGAATCACCGGGTAACAATTAACCACCCTTTTATCTATCAGGGGCGGCGTTTGGCTCACGTAAAAGCCATCAGCAAAATTAAGCTCTACCCGCGCCACTATGTGAAATCCGGCTGCATTGATAGGCCCGCCGTTTCAAGGTCAAATCCTAGCGAGTTTTCTAGCATCTCAGCGGCTTTAAATTGAAGAACTGCTAATCGGTCTTGTGGAATCCGGTATTCTGGGGCAATTTCGACAGCCAAGTTATATTTCAACGTCATAAACCATTCTGACGGGAAATCTGGCGCGTCTGAGGTCTCCTCAGTAACGTTAATTGGCCGCTCATAAGTGAATCGAGCCAGCTGGTCTACATCGTTGGCGGTTTGCCAAACATAAAGCCGACCATCGGCAAGCTGTGGCGAGTAATACCAGTTATTGATAGTGCCTTGCGATTGCTTGTTAGGCTGGGCGAAATACTCCTCACGAGACCACTGGTTAGCTTCTATCTCGCTATTTGAACCAATGCTACCCCGTCGTAGCTGTAACAACCTCACAGGGCGATGTAGAAGCTCAGGGATAGAGAAAACGCTTTTACCAATGGCAGCTGATCCAGTCAGCCCGTCCGCATTGTAAATCTGCGTAGCGCTCAACACCTCAACGACTTTAGTCCATTGCCGGGTGTTGTCATCTAGGCGCACGCCAACCAAGTCACCGGTCGTAGTATCCAGAATCACAATTGAATCGGTTGTGGTGGTGTTAGTGGTGCCGGTATCTCCGTTCAGTATTTCAAACGTATGGCTTAGTTGCGTGGCCGTAAATTCAAATTTAGACGTTCCAGAAGCGGTTAAAGTCTCGCTGCCTAGCGTGGTTGCACCGTCCTTAATCGAATACGTTACCGATACGCTAGAGCCCAGAGTGAAACCAGAGATAACCCGGTAAACCCTACCCGGCACCAGCGATTCTATAGTTCTCTCTGCCTCACCAGATACAGGCGTTGCATTCGATACCACCATCGAGCCGTCAACAATGGCGATAGTTCCACCGACTGCCGTCCATCCCTGCGTAGATTCTGAAGGGTCAGAAGGCAATATATCATCAGCACCGTCCATGCCAGTTGTTGAGGCGACAGTTAGGGTCTGATCAGAAACAGCCCCGGCCACTGATAGCGCAGTATTAACAAAATCATCAAAATTGCCAGAATAATCACCGGCTGGCCCTAATTTGTAATCAGTTTTGCCAGCATCAAGAAATAAAACTCCCTCGGTTTTAGTCCAGAGGTGCAGCCCCTGAGCCTGCCAGCTCTTAACCATGTAGTTTAGGGATTCTAGCCCGTCGTGCATTTCAACGGCGTCAACCGACTGGCTGGCATCAACCTCGCCAATTAGCCGCAAAGCGCCGGTAACAATGTCCTGAGCCGTTGCCGTTAGAACTGCGCTCATACCATTTGAGCCTTAGTTATTGTCGGGTTTAACAACGGTAAATCTTCAGACTGCGTCCTGGTGCCGTTGATCACTGCTATTTTCTCATTCCTGCCCCGTATATCAATCTGGGGCTGTTTGGGCTGCCATTCCGTTGCAGCATGGACTAACAGCCCATCCCAAGTATACCTCATCTCTGACCGCTTAAACTTCTGCCCAGAGTCATCAGAAATGACATTGTGATCACCCCTAACAAATCTGTTTTTCATCCAGCTTCTACGATGCTAACGGTGCCATTAGCTGGCCCCGATGCCGTTAACAGCCATCCATCATAGGCGGCTGTTAACGATCCCAGCGCGCCAGCTGCAACGACAAGGCCAGATGCAGCAAACGTTGGGCTATCGCCTTGGATGTCATCATTAGTAGCAGTTATAGTTATAGATTGGTCGGTTAGGTTCTGGATTGTTGCGTTGTACTCAGAACCGCGCCTCTGATTAGCGACGAAGCTCTTAGTAGTTTCACCCGCGAATGTAACCGTTCGCCGGGCCATGGTTAGCTGGCCTCGGTAACGACTTCAGCGTATTCGATAATGATGTCGAAAACCGCCGTATCAGAACCCGCTGAACAGGTATAAGACACAGGATCGCCACCAGCAGTAATATCAGGCATTCTAGCCGCTGCGGTGGTCGCCTCAGTTATCTCAAACAGTAACGCACCACGAGTAACCGCGCCATCAGCTAACGAGCCATATACCAGCCCAGCGGTAGCCAAAGAAGCCCCTGCCAGGTACCCATCAGGATCGTTTGACGTGCCCATCGTGCCAACGTTAACGGTTTCGGTAGCGTCAACCGTGATTACGTTCAGGAACACATCGCTAACAATTGCGCTAGCTGGCAACGTGAATTGAGTTTGTGTCTCAGCCGTCTGTGCATCGCACCGAATAACGGCAGTTTTGTTAATAAATTTAGTGCTAGCTGCGCTTTTAAATCCAGCCGAAGATCCGCCAAATTTTTGGCGCGTAACTAAACCATTAGGGAAATTAGTACCACTCATGTCTTTCTCCAAAGCAACCCGTTAAGGGCCAGTAACTAATTAAAAAAGAAGGGCCGAAGCCCTCCCGTTTAATCGCCTGCCGAGCCAAAAGCCCCGCGTGCGTCAGTCCAGCCAAAAGCATAACGCTCATCAGCTTTAAATCGAGCATTACCCGAAGTGAACGCGTTATCCTGACCAAATCTAACTGCCCTACGGCTGAAGTATTTCAGTCCTTGAGGCGCGTCAGTAGTCAGAAACCATGCAGTCGTATCAGTCAAGAAAGGATTAGATAGATTCCCATCTCGAACCGCGTGCATATCACGAATAGCGTTGGTGGCGTTGTTAGCCGTGTCGTTTTGCAGCACTGAACCCAAAATACGCTGCGCTTCAAAAGCATTTGCTGGCGCATGAATCAACCGAACCGCCTGCAAAGCTTTCGCTAAACCGCGTGCATCTTCCACCGTCTGAACCTGGATCAGCATATCTTCCAAAGAAGCCTCAGAAAGATCAGCGTCAACAGCTAGCCGGTTGGAGTAAGTGCCCCCCGATGGCCCGTTAGAATGAGCCGTAGAGAACAGTGATACACCATCGCCATCAACCATCAGCGAACCAGCATCAAAACCATTATTGTAAATCGCAGCAGCTTCAATCTCTTTGGTGATGTTCATTACACTGGCTAGAGCCCGAGCGCCGTCGTTTAGCTGACCGTAAAGTTCATCTTCAAGCGCTTCTTCAGTGACTATATAGCCCTTGGCGAAGGTGCTCATAATGTACTTCGGGGTGAAGCCCTGCTGACGAGAATCAAAAGTAATGTCATCGCCTTCAGGCTTGCTAGAAGCACGGTTAAAGCCTTCAAGTTGAACGTCAACTTCAAACGCCTTGGACGAACTCTCAACCATGAACATCTTATCGTACTTCGACGAATGTTCCTTTAGAGAATTACCAAAGACCTTATTGACGCCTTCTTGGAGTAATCGTGGGACTGAACCCGTTGAAATAGTTCCGCTCATGTCTTAAACTCCTGTTGCGCCGGGCGCGACGGTAGTAGCGTTCAACCGAACGATGGCAACATTACCCAGAACACCATCGGCATCCTCTTTCAAGGCGACGATTCGTAAAGGCAAGGTTGCAGTAGTTGCGGCTCCGGTTGCGTTTGCAGTCATCACCGATGGGAATAGGCTGCCAGAAGCGGTTGCTTCGGTTACAACAGCCGGGCAATTCTGCCCAACGTTGGTAATGGCAAGCGGCCCATTGGCAACATCAACCTCATAAAGCGCGTTCGGGTCAACGTTGACCTTGATCGTGCCTAGAGTAGATGCTGCGTGGTGAGTTTGCGACAGCGCTTCACCGGCAAAAGTCGGGTCAATCGACATGACAACGCCAGTGCTTGCGGTAGTGGCAGGGGCAATAGCAACATTAGCGACGCCCTGAGCATTTGCAGTGCCTGCAATGCGAACAAGATCACCAGGGACAACCACTTCTGCGGTTGCTGCGAGAACAGAAAAGGTTTTCTGCTTGCCGGTTACATCCCCTTGCGAGTCTGTATTGGCGAGTTTGAATCCACCAGGCATGGTAGACCTCCGTAATTAAAAGAAAAAAGTTAGGGTTTCCCCTTTCGTTTCTCGATCAACTCCGGCGGTCTACCGTTTGACGAGCCTAGATTTCTAAATTAACTTTCAACGCTGCGTTGAATGGCGCTATTTCCGCCTTCTGCTCTGCCCGTTTCTGGATCGGGCGCGTATTCATTGTGCCCTATACCTGCTTCGGTTTCAAGCGTGGCCTGAACAGCTGCTTTTTTCAGGGCTAAATCTTCGTCTCGATATTTAGCAAGCAGACGCATCAACTGCATGGTGTAAGGCCCGCTTTGCCGGGTCGTGTTATTACCCTGTTCATCGGTTACGGGCTCATAATAAGCCGCTTGCGCCTGAGATATTCGACCATCTCGATCCTGGAACCATCGGTAATAATAGCCGTCTTCCATTAGCCCTTCGCTAAAACCTAGCTTTTTCATGTTGTTCATCGATATCCTTGGTGGCCTGCCTGATGAGTGCGCGACCTCTTCCCGGCTGCCCTCAACTAGCCCCTGATGCTGCATAGCGGGCGGCGTATCTGCACCGGTACGGCCTCGCTTAATTCCTTTGTCGCTTCGCTCTTTGCGTTCGTTCATGATTGGCTCCTGTCGTCCTGTACCGCTTGCAAAAATTCAGCCTGACTACCCCAGCTTGACCCTACCGTTTTCCAAATACCCATTTCTTCTCGGGTAAGGTCTGCCATAGTCAGCTTGGGCGCTGACCGCTTACCACCCGGCCTGCTCCCACCTTCCGAACTAGGGTGCTTGTCGCGGCTCGGGTTGATTTCAGGAAATGCCCGGTTTACGTCGGTTTCCATCGCCGCCAACGCCTGGTCGGCACTCATCCCGCTAGATTGGTAGGAGCCAAATTGCTGTTTGGCATAAGCGGCTTTTGGATCGTTACCAAATATCCACGGGTTAGCAGCATTCCAAGCATCGAGGTTACCTTGACCGGGATCGACTGGCGCAGCCTCAACCGGCTGGCTGTTTAGTGTGTCAATCTGATCCTGATAGCCGTTAGCGGCTTCGCGGTCTGCTAGATCGATAGCGTCATCGCGTCTCTTTTCTAGGTCTGCTTTTTGCGCGTCAAGCTGAACCTTGTGTAGCTTGTTGACCCCTTCCAGCCGGGTATTGAATGACTGCTCCATCTGGTCAACACGGGCGCGCTGCTCTTTTAGCTTGCCCATCCAAACGCCGCGCTCATTAAATACTTCAGCGCTTCGCCATTCTGCGGGGTCGCCTTCCCACTCATCTTGTGGCTTCCAGCCACCAGCGCGGGCGGTTTCTTCAGCGGTGTTGGGCTGTTCTGTTACGCCCTCGATAATTTCATCGACGGGCGAATTAGTTATCGGTTTGTTGGTGTTTTCGTTGGCTTTAACTTCCATTGCCAGCATCTCCTATGATGTGAGAATCGGGAATATATCGGTAGTTTTCGTAACCGGGCTCAGATGATTTCTTGCCCTCGAATTTCCGATATTCAACCCGTTGACCGATATACAAACCCCATTGATCAGCAGGCAGTCCACCGGGGATAGGATCGCACCCAGGGTATCCAGCAAACGCAGTAGGCCCGATAGCGCGGACATAACCAACAGACGTGGCGTCCTGCTCTTTGCTAACAAGGTCTTCGGGTAGAACAATGCCACCGGCTGTCACTTTCTCAACCTCGACCATTTCCAACAATACGTAAAAGCCTAACGGTTTAATCTTCATCGTTTGGCCCCCTTACGCCTTCCGGTGACCAGTTAATGGTCGTTCTGGCGAACGACTCGCACCCCTTGTTAAACGCCGTATTAAGAGCCAATTCATCAAGATTTACTGAATCCATCTCTTCTAGCGCTTGCTCCAAAACCTCTATTTCTATTTCTTCAAACATTCGCTTGGTTACGTCGTTCTGACGCCAAGCGTCATAATCTTCCTGTGAGATCGGCTGCCGACTGTGGCGCGACTTCGCTTCTGCTAGCATTTCTTCTATCATTTTCTGCTCCTATGGCAGTTAACATACTGATTGTTCCGCTCAATTCTGCTGTGTATTTATTTATCTGGTTCTTAACTTCCTCCGACTCTGCTTTCTCTAGGTTTAAAATGCTTTCGGTTCGTAGTTTCTCTAGTTCACCGATGGTTTTCTGGATCTTGATATTTGTTTCAGCGTCTAGCCGTTCTTGCTCTCTGCCTAACAGCTCGGTTTGTAACTGTGCTAGCTCTAGTTGATGCGCTTGCAGCTGGTTCTCAATGTCCTGAGACTCGCGGAATAGTTTAATTTCCGCCGCCTGCTGGTCGGTCGGCTGTTCTGGGAATATCTCGTCAAGGTTTTGACTGCCGATACGGTCAAAGAAATTCCGCACGATAGGCAGAGGATTACCACCCGCAGAAATGACAGCGGGTATATTTTCCATCTCTACCGTTGCCAACTGCATGCGCTGCATTTTCGAGGACATTTCGGGTGTTGCGGTCGGCACTATGTCGAGTGATTCATCATTGAAATCAGCCGATGCGTTGGCTCCTGGATCATCAAGCACGGTTTTGTATAGCTCTGGGTCAAACGTGCGCTTGTTCAGACTATATAAAATCTGAAATTCATCAGACATTCCATCGAGTACCCGGCCCATCAGTGCAGAAGTTGGGATAAGTGCCTCTTGAATAATTGCTAGCGCGGTAGTCGGTGCCGTATTGCCCTGTATCTGCCCGCTGGTATCGACGATGGCGGCGAACTGCCTGCCTTTTTGTTCTAGCTTCTCATTGAGCGCGAATAGTACGGCGCTTGGCTCTGGGTTAGGGTTGGGCAATACGCCGCTGTGCAGGTCTCTAGCGGCTATGTCCGTTGAGTTGTAGTGACCAGGCTTGACCTGTAATGTCCCCATCTTTTTACGAAACCCTTTGGCAAGGAACCCGCCCCCCGCATTGCGCAGCGTGCCAGCATCGGTCAATTGGTTGGTCGAAGTATTAACGCCCTGAACGATTGCGCCTAGCAAGTGAGAATAACCCAAATCAAGAAACGTACCATCAGGCGACGGGATAAACCCGTATTTAGTAACCGGCTGAATCGGTTCAATTCTGACTAGATCATATTTATCAATATCGGCAATCTCTGGAGGCTGAAAACCTTGATTAATAAGCGCAGCGGATTCCTGCTTGATGGCCTCAACAAGGTTGACAACGCGGCCCTCTGGCGTTTTTACGATAAAAGACCGATCATCGTAACGCGCCACGATCCGCATCACTGTCATGGTCTGCTCATGGATTGTAACGATATAGGGCTCTTCGTATCCGTCGTCATCGAGATCAAAAAAACATTGCTGCTCTAAAAACCTATCTGGATTGTCGTTCGCGGTTTCGGTTTCTGCCGACTCCTTTGACCCTTCGCCACCTTCTGACCCTTCCGGGTAAATACTAATATCACGCCACGTCCCCGCAGCTTGGCGCTCTATGAGTCCATTTAAATCAACGTCGAGTATCTGCGTAAACGTCTGGCACTCGCTCATGTTGATAGTGGCTTGATTCACTGCAAAATCTGGGTATTGGATAACGTGAGAGGCTGTCTTGCCCTGCAACGGGTCATAAACGGTTTTCTTAAACATACATCCGACGTTAGGCAATATGTAAAGCATGCGTTTCTGGTCACGTCTCCAGTCCTTCATCTGGTAGTTGACCTGGTAGTTCATCGCCTCGCCTACCCGGCTTGACAATTCTTTCTTTGATCCGTCCCTGTCCTTACCGATAACATCAGTTTTAACGAGGTTGCGTGCCCGCAATATTTCTAGCGATGCTTTATCACCAAACGCAATACTTGCCTCAGACAGCATAGGAGACTTGAAGTTACTAGCTCCATCCCATGGCGTTGACTTTGTGCGGTATTCCTGCTGCATTAGCTTTAGACCTTCATCGACAGCGTGCATCCAATCGCCCATAGACGACCAGTCTCTATCAAAGTCCCGCTTTACTTTGCCGCCAAGATCAGAAAGAATCTGTTCGCCTTTCTCGCCTTCCAGAACCTCATCAACAAGGTTTTCTTTTCCGACAAATTCAATCAGTTCTTTAATTGGCATTGCTAATATCCCATCGCGTTTGTTTCTTCATAGTGGCCGGATTCCTCTTCCCAATCTACGCCGATATCGTTTTTCTGGATTGCATGGCGGCGCATCATGTAGGCGTAGCGGATAGCATCGATTATATCTTCACCTATTTTAACTATCTCGCTTTTCCCGTTGGCTTTTGCTACGCGGTGATATTGACGGATTTCATCGAACACCTCGAAAAGATGGGCGAACACTTTTAGCCTTCCGGTTTTCATCAGATTATTAAGCTCCATCAGCCCAGCCTCTACCCCGTTGCCGCCATCTTCCCACGTCGCGTGATCGTCAATCATATCAAACCCGGCCTCGTCGTAGTATTCCCGCTGCTGCTTGGCGCTGCCTTTTTCGGTTTGTAGCCCATCATGAGGCCATGCAGTCGGCACACCCTCAGACCAGCCCTTGACCACTTCCCACGCTTCATATGGCTGGGTTTTAGACTTCTTGAACGCATGGATCACATAGTAAATGTCTGCCCCCATATCCCATGCTAATTGTATGTGCGCTTGCGGATGATCCCAGCCAAAGTCCATGCCGTTGATTAAGTACCAGTGGGCAGGTATTTCAAAGGGCGCGCATTTTATCGCCTCTTCCGAATGCTCGAATATTAAACCGGCACCCATTAACGGGACGCCTCTTGATCTCATGGCCCGTTGATATTCTGGATACTGGGCAAGTATCGAAACCTTGGCATCTTCGCTCAAGTGCGGCGCATCGTCCCATGTTGCTGTTTGCAAGTACTGACTGGAAACAGGATCATCCATAAATTTAGAGACTAACTGGGTTTTCCCGTTCTCCGGCGTAAACGTCAAAATACCGCGTCCGCCTCTGCCCTGGTCACCGTTCAGCGTCCTGGTTATAACCTGCGGGTAAATCTCACTGTCTTTCGGTTCTTCGTCAATGTGGTACCAGTCAACAACATCACCCATAAGCGCGTGCTGGCCTTGTGAGTATGACCAGAACTGACAAGTTGCTATGCCGTTGACATGCTTAACCCTTACCTCGCGCATAGCCCCAGACGTGCCGGTCATAGCGCGCCAACCGCCCAGAACTATCTTATCTTTGGGAATCAACCCGCCTTCAAATTCTCCAGCGGTAAAACGGCCAAACAGTTTTGATTGCAACAGGTCACGGGTTTTCTCTCCCGAGTAACCCAAAAGCCAGCACATCGGCGGGCGCTCGAATTTGTGGCCCTGCCAGTCGTCCGGGTAATCACCGGTTAGATGAAATGAATCTATTACGCAGCCGGTGAGCGATTTACCCACTTGATTTGCTGCGAGTAGCAAACATGCCGTGTGCTCTTTTGTTGCCGCATTAAGTCGATGCTGCCAGTCATAAAGCCGCTCATAAGCCCGCAAGCCATAAGACTGCTTGTTGCGCCTTACCTGCTCTTCCAGCAGTTGCGCTAACTCAATTTTTTGAGCTTTGCTCAAGTTCGCTTTTTAGCTGATTGATTTTGTCGTCTAACTGATCTTCGCTCATGTCTGTTAGGCCGATGTTGCCGCTTATCTCTTGTTCTGTTTTATCGCGCCAATTCAAACCTATAGACCCTTCAACGCTGGTTCTGTTGCGTAAGAATAGTGATCCTGCCTGCGTGTCTGGTGGGTAATGTTTGGTTGTCGGCACGACCATTGCTTCACCGTTATGATTGAATATTTTATCTTCTGGATGGCTGTAGCCTATAGCCTTTTTGTACATGCTCTCAGCTACATTTGCGTTTGCAATATCCTTGCCTTTCTTGATGGACTCCAAAAAACTAGGGTAATCATGCTTCCAGTTGTTAATAGTTGACTCTGCAACACCGAAGAAATCAGCAAGCTCTGAGTCTACCGCGCCAAGCAAGCATAGCTTATAAGCCTGCTCATCAAATAGCTCTCTATATTTGGTAGGAGCGCCGTTACTGGATGGCTCAGTCAACTAGCAGGGCTCCACAGTAAATACTGAATTATCGCCACATAAATCTTTAGGCGTTGCATCAACGTACTCCCCGCGAATCTGCCACCCGCTACCTGCTGGAGTCATCACCCCGGCCTCTGTTGGATACTGGAAGTATTCGTTAGCCGCAAAAGTAGTTGAAACCCCGTCAACATCAACTGTAATTGGTACTGCTGGAGCTGTTACCCCATCCGCCGATGTTTTAGTTATCTCAGTGCTGTCTGGCTTTGTTAGCACTACCCGTAAATCGCTGTTGCCGGACAAATCAAAACTAGCCCCAACTATCAGCAGCTTTCCTACTTCGTTTTCTTTAACAGCCACAAAGACCCCCGTTAAATCCTGATTTGTCAGTTATAGCGCCATCAAACCCTGTATCAGAGTCGTCTATATCTCCAGTATACCCCGAGCTGCTAATTACTTCGCCAGAGTAGCCCGCGCGATCAGTAACAACGCCTGTAAGGGCTAACTGACCATCGACCAACCCATTAAACCCGGTAGCGCTATCATCTATGCCCCCAATATAGCTTGATGATCCGTATATTTTGCCAATAAATCCAGCAAAGCAATCCGGCGTAATTATTATCACATCGCCTATTGCGTACCCTCTCAGCACTACGCCAGCAAATGATCCCGAAAACGTGCCATTTCCAAACCCTGCTGTTACTACGTTTGCGATCATGTCGATCTAGCCCGACTGGTTGGGCTGGTGCCGTCGTCTAGCGTGTAGGTTGCGGCTGTGGTTGATCCATCTATTTTTTTAGTTGTTATGGTTGTACCGGCTATCGCAAAGTCGCCTATTGACTGCTGAATCAAAAATATTGCCTGAGCTAGTGTTGGTGCTACTCCATCGGCTGCATATGCCTCTGTCATTTGGGTTGTCAGAATATCGCTAACACTAACATCGTTAAGCGCGGCAATGCTTGCTGGAATTGATGCTCCTGTGTCTATCAGGATGGCAGATATTGAAGCGTTATCAGGGGCGGTAGTATTCGCCCCATCGGTGCCGCGCATATTACCCACTGTGGTTACATTTGCCACCGGATCAGTTGTAGGGTCAAAAGTTGATAGCCCGCTAACGTCTGCCTTGCTGGCGTCCCGGCTTGCCGTGTCAGTTGTTACGGCTGCCACTACACTAGCTACTGATCCATCAACGTTACCGGTGACGCTGCTAACCGTGCCCATGTTATCGCCAGCTTTGGCGGGCGCGTAGTTTGGTTGGGATGCTGCCAGAGCTACTGCGTCGGCTGCCGGGTCAAAATAATCAGCTGCGGTTAGAGTTCTGGCGTTGAATTCTGCAACGGTTGGAACGTCTGCAATATCAGCCGAAACACTGGCACCGGCTGGGGCACCTAGCCGGGTAAATGCGGCGCTTGCTTCTAGCGTGAAATTACCGACAACTTCCCCGACAACAGAAACGCTATCGACTGTCCCAGTTGTTATAACGATGCCGTACTGTTTGCCAGCTTCAAACCCGTTTCCGCTAGTCGCTACAATAGTAGCCAAATTTAGCCCGGTAACGCCGTCCAGGTCAGCCGTTACCGATACGCCGCTTGTTATTTGTGTAACACTTGCGTCTTCATAAGCAGAGAGTACCGGCGTGCCTGATAGCGTGGTTGGTATTCCAGTAGCAAAAGCACGGGTGGAAAATTTAAAATATATCGTATCGCCAAGCGTTCTATCTGTCACCCCGCCAATCCCCC